AAAATTTAGCGTTTGCGCTGCGGTGGATTGACCTACTGTGATTGCGCCTGTGCCCGCAGTGCCGCCGAGCGTAATGGTTCCAGTGGATTGCGTGCTTTGAATTGAAGTGCTGGTCGTTGTACCTGTAATGGTAAATGCACCTGTGCCCGTCAATGTTGTGAACGCACCAGCAGCTGCTGCTGTGCCGCCGATTGCTGGTGGTGACGCAAGATAGGTGCTAAAGCCAGCTCCACTTACAGTGCTGTTGGCACTCAATGTGGTAAATGCTCCTGTGGCTGGCGTGGTGGCTCCGACTGTGCCGTTGTGTGCGCCGCTGAACCCGGATGCGCTTGCGGTTGCAAGACCTGTAAACGTGATGTTTGTGCTTGTGATTGAAAACGCAGCATCGTAATAAGCAAAATTGCCATCCAAGTTGGCTAATGGAATTGTGCTTGTTGCACTTGCGAATGTATTGGGGACAGCCATGTGTAACTCCTATCGGGACATCGGGATTGAACGATTGGCGCTTTGATACGATGACCAAATGCCTTGTTTGTTTTTAGCTAAGAATTGAAGACCGCTTTGCGTGTCAATTGCGCTCATGCTTGCAATATATGGGCCATTGTATACATTAGATGGCTGGCTGTTCATTGTGTCGTTGAGCGAATGATTCGGGATGATTATGCCACTTTCTTTCGGGATAAACATCTCTGGGCCACGTTCGCCGACGATTGATGGAACACCCACGGGCGGGCTGCCGCCATCTGCAAACCCCATCCATCCGGAGCTTGTGCCGCCTCCGGTGCTAAGATCAACCTTGCTGCTAAATAGTCCTTTTACAATGCCGCCAAGACCGGCTGCTGCAGAAGGCATGCCACCGACAATTTGCATCATCTGTTGTTTCAAATACATTTTTGTCATGTCGTTAAGGATCGACATGGTCAACCGCGCAAAAGATGTTTCGCCTTTGTCCACCAATTCGTCTATCGACCGACCGACATTGTCTGTGAAAATTTGAAAGGTGCGCTCGCCATCTTTTCCTGCGTCGTTGGCGTCTTTGGCATATGCATCGAATGCACGCTTCCAACCGGCACTAAAAGTTTGTTGTTGATTGGTAATTTCTTTGTTGATTCGGTAACGCTCTGTCGCCAATTCCAGTTGGCGTTTCATCAAATCTTCTTCTGTCGCCAATGCTTCAATTCGTGCCGCACTGGATAATGCTTGATTGTCGTTAATGGTTTTTACGGCGTCGAGGTAACGAAATCGAATTTCCAAAAAGTCTTTTTCAAGTTTTAATTTTTCAGGCAACAACAACGCGGCATTAGCTTCAAGCACAAACATCTCATGTGCCTGCTCCAACGACAGCGCTTGCGCATCTTGTTGCGCTTTTACTTGCTTGCGAGCATCCGCTCGCGCAACATCCAATGCCGCGAGCGCAGATGCATCAGCTTCATCAGCCGCAACTTTCTGATCATAAAAGTCGGCTCGCTGCTTTGCCATTTCTTTCATCGCCGCCTTATATTCTTCGGCGTTCTTGGCATCAATTTCCGCAAGCGCTTTTTCGCGCGCAATAATTTCGTCAATGCCCTTTACATATTCTGCGGAAAGGCGTTTCCACTCCTCAAGCGCCTTCCGGCGAGCTTCCTCTGCCTTAAGGTCAACTCCTGGCGTCACAAGGCGTTTAGGACCACCGGCGGCACCTCCTTTGGCGGGAGCGCTATCCCAGCTGCCGCGTTCGCTTTCTTTCATGCCGCCGCCGACCGCCTTGTTTAACCGAAGCCGGAATTCTTCGAGCTTGGCTTCTTCAGATGCACGCTCGGCATTGCGACGGGAAATGATGCCTTCGATCTCACTCCAGCGAGCTTCAAAAAACGCATTGAGCACATCGTCCCACGCGCCAAACACTTTAATCAAGTCTTGTATTTCGTGAACAAGACTGGCCGTTTGATATGCGACGGTGTTGAACACATCACTCCACAAACCGCCGGTGCCGTTGATTTCTTTACTGAGCTCAATAAAATATTCGATCGTCAGCTTTAACGATTCGCCAATTTCCGAAGTCAACGTCAAACTAAAATCGCGTGCGCGTTGTTTGATAAGATCGTATGCATCTGCAGCGGCTTGCACCGCAACCGCTTGCGCATCGGTGGTGGCGCTGGTTTTGCGCATGTCTTCCGCAAGCCCGACAAAATCGACCCCTTTGGCCGCTTTACCAAACACCTCCATCGCTTTTGCATTGCGCGTGAGAGGGTCTTGAATTGAGGCGATGCCTTGAACGGTTTTTGCAAAAAGGTCTTCGGTGCCGAGATTGGCAAGGTCTTTAAGCGATATGCCCGCCTGTCGCAAAGATTTTTGTGCTTCAAACGAACCTGTGGCCGCGTTGTCCATGAACTTCGTAAAGCCAGCCAGCAGCTTGCCGGCGTTCTCGGCTTCGCCGCCATTGTTGGCGAGCGCGTCGTTCAGCTTCAGAATTGAAGCGATGGAAACATCATTGCCTTTTGCGACATCGGCAATCGCGTCCGCAAACTCCATCGCCTTGTAGGTGGCCGCGCCAAATGCAACTCCTGCAGCCAACAATGCGTCCTTGGCGACGCCCGCTGCTTTGACGGAAAAATCGTAGAGCTTTTGATTGGCGGCGTCGAGCCCTTTAATGAACTCGGCACTGTCGAGGCCAAGAATGACCCCTAATCTTGCAATGTTGTTACTCGCCACTTGGAGCCCCAAAGGTCGTTGCGTTGAATCCTGGCGCTTGCATCATGAATGCAAGTAGTGTTGAGTTTACCTGAGCTTTTTGGTTTTCTTCGGACACCGGCGGGAACATGTATTCATATGCCGCGCCGAGCGGTTGCTTGACTTCATAAGGCGTTTTGCCTTTTGGCCGCATGTAATTGAATACACCCGAGATTAGCACGCCCAACAGATAGTTGGTTTTTTGCGTGCCCAGCGCTCCATCCGCGTACATCGTTTGAATTTGCGCCATGGTAACTTCGTCCAACTCAGCAATCGATTCCGGTGTGTGCCCATTGAAGACCATTGCGCTTTCAACTTGCGCCCTCAATGAGCCAATCAGTTTCCCCGCGTCTCCTTGTAACTGGGACTGATCACTTCCACAATTTTGTCCACCAAAGCAACCTGCACGGCCAATGGCCATTCAGCAGCAATGTCGTCATAGGTGATGTCTGCCATCGATTGCTCAGGGTCTTCTGGAACCAACAGCTTTACATATTCCGTCACCCGCGCTTCCACCATCGCTTTGTTCTTCGCGGCCTCGCGCATGGAACGCCCACTGACAATGATGTCGTTGTCAGTAAATTGAAATTCATCGTTTTGCTGATCTTTGAATTTGATCAACGATGCCGTCAGCGCTGCATAAAATTTTTCTACCAATTCCGGCGCGGGCGCGGACACTCGCTCAAACATCGCATCCGACTCCGACGTCAGCGGCACGCGAACTTTGAATATATGGCCGCCAAGCTCAAATGTGCGTGTGCGGATTGCACGACGCTTGTCGGTGTAGGCATTGCCGAGGGCTGTTGCTAATTTGCTCATCTCATCTTACTCCTGTATTGTAAAATCTTGTCTTTCAAAATCGAAGCCAACTCATTCACCGTTTCTTGCGACCGCGCTTCCAATGCAGGCCGCAAATATGCATGTTGCGGATTGCGTGCTGATCCAAATTCTTGGGCGATCGCGCGGGCGTCGCTGTGAAATCCTTTGAATGATTCCGCAAGGTCAGCGTGGCCCATTTTACGCAGCCGCCGCTGTGATCGGAGCAACCCCTTTCCTTCGCTCATCGCCGCCATCTTCTTGCCCGAAGCAGTGGTCACAGCGGCGATAACGGTGTCGGTGCGGGTGACATATTTGGATCGTCGGTCGGCAGAGGTAGGACGCCGCGCTTCTACTTGCAATGACAAAGCCAATGCGCCGGTTTCTTTTGGCGCCAGCTGTTGCGCGGTTGCCAGCACCGGCTGAAACGCCTTGCGCACCGCAGGGATAAGGATTTTGCTATTGGCTTCTTTGTCGCCAATCTCGCTGGCCAATTGACGCAACATCTCATCGACTTCGCCGATTCCTTCGAGCTTGATGCTGATGCCCATGGCGAGTTACCCTTTGATGATGCGCTTGAATATTTCCTGATTCAACGCCAACGCATAGGTCACCACATCTTCCGGCGTCATATGATGGGCGTGCGCCTTTGCAATGTCATGCGACAGGGTTACTGCGGTCATGCGCTGTTGCGAAAAGCCAAACCAATCTTTGCGCGATTCCGCTTGCGTCGCCAAAAATCCTAACAAGTCGCTTGTGTTTTGTATTGTCGTATTTTGTGTCATTTCAAGAATCGCAATTGATATAGTGTGCTGTCGATCAACTGAGCAATTTCATCCACGATGTTTTGCAACTCAGAATCTTGCGGGAATTTATCCGCTGTGCGAAGTGTGGCCACTTCGTCTTTTAGGTAGGTAAGATATTCCACCGGCGCGGCGGGCAATTCGTAGTCTGCGCGATATGCGGTGAGCAACCCATATTTGCCCTGAAACGCCTCGACAAAATCGTCAACGTGATCGCCGATGGCGCTGTAAAACGTGCCGAGCGCCAAATGATCGGAACGACTGGGCGTGGAAAAATGAAGGATGTGAGCGTTGGTGACCGAATGCAACAGACACATCACAAACCCCATGACGGGGTCGGCGTCCTGTTGCTCAACGCTGAACTTCATTTCAATCCTCCGTCAGCGGGTTGTACTTGGCCAAAAGCCGCAACACCACTCCATCTGCCGAATCGGCATCCGCGCCTTCCAGTGCGGTGTGAACTTCTTGCGCGTCTACTTGCGCAAACCGCGCCGCGAGATCGAGGTCGCCAGCGTGCGCGACCAATTCGTTGACAACCATTTCCAGCGTGACCATTAGGTGTTGCTCCACCCGTACTGATTGCCGCGAGGATGAATGGTGAATGTGCACTTGGCTTCGGCTCCTGGCTGCGCATCAATTTGGAACTGGCTGCAACGGCCATTAAATGCGTAAGCGATGGTGGTCGATCCGCTGGCAGCCGCAATCACATAGGTGCGGTCAATGATGCCGCTGTAGGCGTCGCCGCGAATCAGCAACAACCCAGCGTCTGACGGATTCCATGCCGCCGAAATTGTCAAGCTGGTGGGAGCGGATTGCACAGGGATTTTATCCGATTGGCGCGAGCCCGCAATTGCAAAAGAAGCCACACCGTCATCCTGCCCAAAAGCCGGAACCGCCTCCACATTCAACTGCGTGCCAGACGCGCCGGTGCCGTTGGCGGTGGTGCCGACAATGGTGGCGACTTGTGCTGTCCAAACAGCGAGATTGGCTGTGGTAAACGCAGTCGGGGTTGCGCCCGTTTGCATCCACATCGAGGCCGCAAAGCCTGGAAGAGTTACTGCTGGTGCTGCCATAATTGAGCTCCTTGATTAAGCATTGTTGCACCAACCATACAGGTTGCCGCGCGGGTGAATGGAGAATGTGCACTTCGCTTCGGCTCCTGGCTGGGAGTCGATTTGCCATTGCGAGGCGCGACCAACGAAACTGTAATAAATGATATTGGTGCCGTCGCTGGCGGCAATGACGTAGGTGCGATCCACAATTCCGCTATATGCGTCTGCGCGAATCAACAGCAACACAGTGTCGGAAGGATTCCACGCCGCCGAAATTGTCAAGCTGGTTGGCGCAGATTGCGCGGGAATTTTGTCGCCTTGTCGAGCGCCTGCAACAGAAAATGATGCCACACCGTCATCTTGCCCGAAAGCGGGAATGGCTTCGATGTTCATCAAGTTGCCTGCGACTGCAAGTGGTGACACGCTGGCAACTAAAGAAAGCTGTGCCAGCGTCAACACCGTCGGCGTCGCTGAGGGTTGCGCATACATCGATGCGCTGAATCCTGGAAGAAGTTTATTGGGTAAAGCCATCGCGTTTTTCCTTCAAAAAGTCTGTGGTGTTTTATGTTGGAATATCGAGCGTGCAGTCGAGAAAGACCTCAGCCAATTTGTCTTCGTTGTTGTACGAATTATACAGCCAGTGCACGTCTGCTTTGGCTATCCAAAATCCATCGGTCGCGCCGCCGAACAATCCGGTGTAGCCGTGAAGCGATTGCAACAGCGTATTGGACAACGTGAATCCATCTTCTATCGCCTGAGTGAAGATAGATATTTGAAACACCGGCCGATCAATGCCTTTGTTTTGCTGATTGCCGCCTGTATATACTGGTTGGTGAACATTGCGTAAATTCCATGTAACGAATTTTGGCTGAGTCGCAAAATTCCGGTTGAAAGAAGCATACACCGGCACAGGCGTGAAAATGTTTGCCAGCTGATACTGAATCGCTTTGCCGTACTGTACAGGATTTTGTTGAGTCGCCATTACACAGCCACCACAGGGTCATTGCGCACACACAACAGCATTGCCGTCATCCGATCATCCGCCTCGCGCACATTGTCGATGCGCCAGTCAAAGCCGCGCCACGTGATGCTGTAAAGGTTTTGGTTGTCGATGATGGTCTTCAGGTTGGGGGTGTAATTTAAGGTGAAATTCACGATGTCCGAATACACCCGATATTTTTCCGAAATTTTTACGTGGTTGGCGACCGAATGGACGCGGGCGCGAGTTTTGAACCACAGCGTCTGCGTCGTGCTTTGTTCGCCGAAGGTTGAAAACCCAAAGGACAGCGTGTTCACGTCGATGTTTTCAAACCGCGCAATGGCCATGCTACATCACCAGCGGTTTGTACGGACGGAGCAGCGTAGAAACGCCGAACGGGATTTCTTTGAGCAAGGTATCGGTCGTGTTGCTACGGTTGTTGTAGAGGTGCGTAAACAGCAGCAAACCGGCTTGCTTGATCACAGGGTAAGCCGCGAGCGGGTTTGCGGCCACGATGTAGTCGATAAAGATGGGCGCGGTCATTGTCGTGTTAATCGACGTAGGTAAACTCGCCACAATCAACTTGTTGCCTGATTGATCATAATAATATTGCGACGAATCAACTGTTATCGCCACGGGCGGCGATGCTTCATTGTAATACTTGAGCGAACTGATTGTGATGCCGGTGCCGGAGGCCGCTTGCGTAACCATGGGCAGATCAAAACACACCGGCGAGGCCGCGAGGCTGTCGATGCCGTACCACACCCGATAGGTGGTCGCAAAAATCGGCATGCCGAGGTAATCTTCGATTGCTTGCCGTGTGGCCAACTCCAGCGAGCTCAGGTAAGTGCTTTGGCTCGTGTCATCAAACAGATTTAGCTGTTGTTGAATTTCCGCGTTGGTCAGCCATGCGGTTGTGTTGTCGCGCGCAACCTGTTCAACCTTAATGTAGCTGAAAGGATTGCGCGTCACTGCGCCAAAAGGCAATCCGTACAGACTGTCCGACGCGGCCATAATTAAACACCAACTAAACGAATACCAGCAAATGGGTCACGCACCGTGCTCACAAGACGTTTTTCTGCATACAGAGTTATGAAGCCAGGAGACGTTTGGTCAAAAGCCTGAATTGTCATCTCTTCAACGTCAGCAATTGTTACAAAGCTGGGCCAGTTGGCAAGGTAAACGCTGAAATTTCCTGAGGCGATTGTTTGCATGTATGGATTTGGAATTACAGGAAACCCAAAGATGTAAACAACCGCGCCGCCATCGCCATCGCCGACTTCAGCAAACTGTTTGATTGCTGTGCCGCCCAAATTGCGCAAGTTGTGAATGGTCTCTGGATGCATCATCCATGCCGTTCCTGGCAACGTCCAATATTGAGCAGGGAAAAGCCGCGCCATGTCAGTCAAATCACCATAAGCGATTGCTGCTGCTGCTTGGCTGTAAGTTGCTATCGAATGGATTCCGTTGGTAATTGCCGTGCCGCTTGACCCATAAGCTGAAGCCGACGCGGTCGTGTACATATTTAACCCGCGCAAGCCGCTTGTGCCGCCTGTGGTGGTGGTGGTGGTGCCAGATTGGTCGTTGTTAAGAATCATGGATGCAGCTTCGGCTGCTCCAAATTCTTGCGCCAAATCAGACACCAATGTTTCGTTCAAATAATTTACATCCGTCAACACTGCCGAGCGAACTGGCAGTTGAGCCGTAATGACGCGAGTCGGCAATTGCCAAATTGTTGTGTCCGTTCCAGGCGTTCCGCTATCGGGCGTAAATGTGTACCCCCAAGGGTTTGTTTGATTGGTGGCGTTGCCTGTTTTGGCAACAAATTGAACTGCGCTTGTGCCGCTGCTTTTGACTATGCGTGCAGCTTGACGAATTGGATTTGCAAAACGCAATGCAGCAAATGCATCATCAAATAATGTGCGTCCACCAACACCACCGCCTGACCCTGTAATGGCAGAGGCTTCGCTTAAATCAATATTGATTTTGTCGCCCGTTTCAAGCGTGTGTTTGATGCCTGTTAGGATTCGTTCAGTGATGTTCATGGTTCGTCCTTGGGAAAGAGCGGACGCCAGCATTAAGCCAGCGTCCGCAATGATGGCTCAACGATTAGGTCGCGGTGCCGGTCGAGCGATAACGAACCAGCGCATTCGGATCGCGCACCGAGACGGCCAAACGCTTCTCGCCGAAGAACGTGATGTATCCTGGGAGCGTTTGATCGTAACGACGCATGACCATGTTGAGGCGGTCAACAATCGTATGTGCACGCGACCAATCGCCGAAGTACATCGGATACAGGCTGTTGGTGCCTGCGGAGCCGGTGGTGGCTTGACTCGGGTTGTCCAAGTATTTGTTCATCACCACATCGAAGCCCAACAGCTGACCAATGATGCCGTCCGGATTCAGCGACTCCATGGAGTTGAAGATCGGGCGACCATTGGTGTCTTGCAAGCCACGGATTGCCTGCGCCAAGATGGGGTTAACCATGAACTTGGCGTTGGTGGTCCAGTACTGTTGCGGCAGCGCGTAAATGGTGTTAATCACGTCTTTGTACACGATAGCATTTGCGCCCACGGTGTTGACGTTGGAGGTCAACTGGTCGTAAGTGGCAAGGCTGTGCAGTCCGGTGGTAGAGCCGGTGCCGGAGGTGCCAAAAGCCGCGACGGACGAAGTGCCGCCGGCATAGGTAGCGTTTGCACCAGCGTACTGGTCGAGGCCGCGCAAACCATTCGTTCCGCCATATGGGTTGGTGGCAGACTGAGCAGCTTGATCATTGTTTTGAACCATGCTTAGAGCTTCGCTTTGCGCAAATTCAGCCAGCATGTCGTCAACAACATTCGCTTCCAGACCGTCAATATCGTCCAACGCGGCGGTACGGATTGGGAACTGCACGTTGATGTCTTGCAGAACCAACTGCCAGATGGTGGTGTCCTCAGTCGTGGTCGAACCGTTGTTTTGGATGCTATAGCCCCAAGCCGCGCCAGCGTTGCCGGTCTTAACGCGGAACTGATAGCTGGAACCGTCAGTGGCCACGGTGCGCGAGAGGCCGCGCATAGGATTGGCCAAACGCAGCGCAACAAACACAGGGTCATACGCGGTGCGTCCGCCCTTGCCGTCGCCGCCAGCAGTCAGCGCCGATGCCTCACGCAAATACGCATCGTATTGCGATTCGTCCGCAAACATCTTGAGCTCTTTTTCCACGCGGTTGTTGGCCTTGTAGAACTGGCTCAGCTGCTCACGCACGGCGCGATTTACATCGCCGCGAACGGTCTTGGCGGGCTTGATAAAGGCGGGTGTCGCGAGCGTGGAAATTTTGGCTTCCAGCGTGGCGATTGTCGCGCTAATTTCGTTTTTCACCGACTCGATGGCTGCGGTTGCAGCGGCTTCGGCGGCGGTGATTTTTGCGGCTTGCGCCGACTCGATTGCGTCGAGCTTTTCCAGGATAGCTTGGGACATGATGTTAGACTTTCATTCGTTTGTCAAGAATTTGCAAAAGCTCGCGCTGCTCAAGAGCGGCGAGAATCTCTGCGTGGGCGGTCGCTTCCGCATCGGAATCACTCCGAGGTGGCGCAGTTTCAAGAGGCAATTTCACAGCATCCCGCTGTTCCATTACTTTCTTGAAGGTTGATGCGGCAGCGACCGCATCATTCTTGGACAGACCTGCATCACGCAAGCTCTTTTCCAAAATTTTTAAATCCACCGTGCCATCAGCACGGAAATATTCAAGGCGGCTCACGCCAGCCTCGGGGTTGTTCGGGTGCATCACCACAGACACTTCGCGGAGTCCGCCTTTGGTGATTTGAAAATATGCGTCTTCACTTTGGTCGGGCTCACCGTCCGCGTTCACCATCTGGTATTCGTCCGCGTAGGCTGCGACCGACACACCGCCGAACATTTGGGGCGATTCCTGCATGATGGTGTAAAGGTCTTTGCCGACCGAAGTGTTGGTAAAGATGCGACCTTGCATGGTCATGCCTTCTTTGCCAAATTCCACACCTGTCCACTCACCCGCGGGAACTGCATCGCTTTGGTGATTGACAAACATCGGGAGCGGGCGACCTTCGGTTGCAAAAGCCTCCGCCCAGTCCATAAATCCTTCAGGCTGATAATTGAACCGGCGACCGTCCGCACCTTCGCGCGCACCCCATGTGGTCACGGTGGCTTCAATCTTGCCGGTCTTGCCTTGCTGCTCGGGCACCAACTTTGCCTCGCACAACAGCACCAATTTTTGTTGAGTCATGAATTACCTCATCATTGACTTTGCGTTGATCAATGTCGTATATTGTGCGCTGCGCTTTGCGGCGAGACTTGTATTTGTCCGGAATTTTACGCTGCAATGTTAACCCGTCAGAAATCATTTTCCGATGTTCATTTTAGTTTTCTGATTTCCGCCGCCGCCGCCGGTGTCTTGGGGGCTCGTGCCTGCGATGGGGTCAGCTTTGGCGGCGGGGTCGCGCAATTCATCGCCGCCTTCTTGCGCCGCGCGACCCATATATTCGCGGGCTTCGTTGGGGGTAAGGATGCCGGCATTCACGCCCGCGACCGCGTAATTCATCTGATCCAGCGGAGCGCCCTTCAAAAAGTCTTGCGTTTGGAATTCCACACACAAATTGGGATAGCCGGTAAACAGTTGCGCTTTGAGCTTTTGCGTGATGCTGACGGAAGTCGGATAAATTGTGGACTTGTAAAATTCGTCCAAAAGCGTTTGCGTGTTGTTGAATTTGCCTTCTGAAATTCCGAGCAACTGATGA